GTTCATCGAGGAAAATCCACCACTCGATCGCGTAATAGCGACACCCTCCGAGCCTCACTTCCTATTCGATAGCTACTTCTCTCTCAAATGTGCCCGGCCAATGCCTCTGTATGGCGTGCCTGGGCTCATGGATCACTTCTAAAATACGAGGTTGAACTATGCTAAGCATCTGGATCGCGGCAGCAATCGGTGCCGCAGCCGCCATTGGCGGCGGACTACTCGGTGCGGGAGCCAATCGGGCGGAAGCATCGAAACAAAGAGACTGGGCAGCCCAACAATACGGTCAGCGCTATCAAGTCACAATGAATGACATGCGCGCCGCGGGGCTTAATCCCATGCTCGCTTACTCTCAAGGCGTCGGAACGTCGCCAACCGGAACGGCCGCTCAAATCGGTGATTTCGGAGGGGCCGCAGCCGGAAATGTACTCGCGCAAGGTGGTATCCGAAGCGCGCAAAAAACTCAGGCTCAACAACAAGCCGTTCTCGCCGATACGGTCGAGAGAAAAACAAACGAGGAAATCGTAACTGCACGGCAGAACGCACGCCTCGCAAGAATGAAGGCCGATGATTATAAAATGGCTGGTGACAGCATACTCGGCCGTCAATTCATAACCGCTGTCCGTACCGGAACAGCGGGATCTAAAAAACTGGATAAGGCGCGGGCCGCAAGGCCAAAGGCAACGTCATTCGATGACGTACTGCGGGACGCGCAAAGGAAAAAACGCGCTCGGAGACTTAGTGTACCTGCTCCGAAGCGTAAACCGGCTCCGTATAAATACCGGAAGCCGAAAAAAGGCGAAAAGGCCGGGTACTACTTCTCAGGAAAAGGACCACGGAAATGAGTATGTCGAATGAACCAAGGGAAACTGACGGTCTTGTTCTAAAAGCTACAGACCGTTCTATCCCGGTCCGGCTCGAATGTGGACCCGGACTAACAAAGCAGTCGTTCAAGGACGAATGCGATATAAATAAAATCCTCGTGAAATACGAGAAAACCGGACTGCTGGAACATAAAAATCGGTACGAAGGCAAGTATGCCGACGTGACCGGGGTAGTCGACTATCAAACGGCCCTCAACATCGTTCAGGATGCTGAGGAAGCCTTCATGTCGCTTCCAGCGCGGGTAAGAACGGAGTTCGATAATAACCCGCACGAATTCCTGGAATTCGCTCAAAATCCGGAAAACGAAGACGCTCTCATAGAAATGGGGCTCGCTAATCCAAAACGGCTGACAGCGGAGGAAATCGACGAAATGGCCGTTACTGCCGCTGTAGCGGCGGCTGAAACTCATCCAGCTGCTGAGCCAGGCGGGAGCGAAGCGGACGCCAAGCCCGCCTGAGCGGGCTCGGTACGTCTTCGTACGCCAAACCAAAGATCCGCAGCTGCGGATCTACACAATTGCATACTTGATGTTAATTGTGTTAGGTGACACCCCTCAAACCCTCGAGGTCCAGAAATGCGCTATCGAAAGAAAATCAATCGGAAACGATGAACCTGTAAGCCGAATTACTTTGCCCTGTGGGCAATGCACGGGATGCCGTCTGGAACGATCACGTCAATGGGCTATACGGTGCTCTCACGAAGCAAGTCTATATGACGAAAACTCATTCATAACCTTAACTTATAAAGACGATGCTCTACCGCCCTATGGATCACTCCAAAAGGCTCACTTCCAAAAATTTATGAAACGGCTGCGAAAAGCAAACCCAGGTCGGAAAATACGCTACTATCACTGTGGTGAATACGGAGACGACTTAGGTCGTCCACATTATCATGCCTGTTTATTCAACTACGATTTCCCAGATCGTGTACTCTTTAAAGAAACGGGCGAAACAAAACTATACAGCAGTAAAACACTCGAACGTCTGTGGCCGTTCGGGTTCTCAACAATAGGGGATGTTACCTTCAAATCGGCTGCGTACGTGGCTCGGTACGTTATGAAAAAAGTAACCGGCCGCAAATCAGAAGAGCACTATTCAGTGGTCGATGAAAAAACTGGCGAAATAATATTAAGACAGCCAGAATATACCACCATGTCATTAAAGCCCGGTATCGGTGCTGGGTGGTATGAAAAATGGAGTTCTGACGTTTATCCGTCAGACGAAATAATAATTGAGGGGCGTTCTATAAAGCCTCCTCGTTTCTACGATAATAAGTATGAACTAACGAACCCGAAAGAATTTAACCTAATAAAAATGGAGCGTGAACAACACGCGGAAGATCATGCAGACGATAATACACCCCAGCGCCTGGGTGTACGCGAACAGGTGCATCACGCGCAATTGAGAAATCTCAAGCGCAACTTCGAGGACGAAAAATGATAAGCAAAATGTTCGCAATATATGACAGCAAGGCGGCGACGTATAACGCGCCGTTCTGCTTCGGTGCTACCGGGCAGGCTGTCAGGGCGTTCGCCGATCTGGCAAACGACCGCGATAGCAATATCGCAAAGCATCCCGAGGACTACTTTCTGTATGAAGTAGGCACTTATGATGATGCGGTGGCTCTGGTGGAGCCTCTAAAAGAGCAAATCAATCTCGGGTGCGCCATAACCTACGTGGACAAATTCGAGGTCACTGGCCAGGGCCAGGCGGCGCTCGCAGAGGCCGCACAATGACCCTCCCTTCAACAATGGTCCACTCCTTCTCTCAGGTACCCCACGCGGAAATTCCGCGATCTTCGTTCGATCGATCACACGGCTATAAAACAACGTTCGATGCCGGATGGCTCGTGCCAATGTTCGTCGACGAGGCTTTGCCAGGGGATACCTTCTCTCTAAACATGTCCGGGTTTGCAAGGCTGGCTACGCCTCTACACCCATACATGGACAACGTGTTCATGAATACTTTCTTCTTCGCCGTTCCCATAAGGCTCCTTTGGAGCAATTGGGAAAAATTCAACGGCGCACAAGCAAACCCGGCTGACTCTACAAGCTTCGTGATCCCGACAATGCCGGCGACAGCCGTTACTGGCTATCTTGCTGGATCAATCCACGACTACTTTGGCTTGCCAACGGAAATTCCGGACTTCAGTCACTCAAGTCTGTGGCATCGAGCTTATAATCTAATTTACAATGAATGGTTCAGGGATCAGAACCTTCAAAACTCCGTCGTCGTGGATACGGACGACGGGCCGGACGATCCAACGGATTACGTCCTACTTCGGCGCGGTAAGCGCCATGACTACTTTACCTCGGCCTTGCCGTGGCCACAAAAGGGCGACGCCGTGGAGCTGCCTCTGGGTACCACGGCACCAGTGATCGGTATCGGTGGTTCAAATCAGACGTTCTCAAACGCAACCCGCACGGTCTATGAGACGGGCGGTACAGGATCCACCGTATATGCGGATAGTAAAATCTCGCATTCGAGCACTTCAAACCAAATCGAGATCGAGGAAGATCCGGCTAATACTGGCTTCCCGGGTATCTTCGCCGATCTCTCTAAGGCAACTGCCGCAACAATAAATCAACTTCGTCAATCGTTCCAAATCCAGAAACTCTATGAGAGAGACGCCAGGGGCGGTACTCGGTATACCGAAATAATCCGCTCACACTTTGGCGTCACCTCTCCCGACGCACGGCTACAACGGCCGGAATACCTCGGAGGAGGTCAAAGCTATGTCAATGTCACACCGGTGGCTCAGACGTCGGAAACGGCGACTACGCCGCAAGGCAATCTCTCTGGCTTTGGTACAACCCAATTCTCCAATCACGGCTTCTCAAAGTCCTTTACAGAACATTGCGTTCTCATTGGTCTTGTCAGCGTTCGCGCTGATCTTTCTTATCAGCAAGGCCTTAATCGCATGTTCTCACGCTCTACGCGGTGGGACTACTATTGGCCGGCGCTCTCGCATATTGGAGAACAAACAATCCTCAACAAAGAAATAATGATGCAGGATCTCGCCGCAGACGAACTCGTCTTCGGCTATCAAGAGCGGTTCGCAGAATACCGCTACAAGCCCTCAGTGATAACGGGGCAATTCAGATCCAACTTCGCAACAACCCTCGACACTTGGCATCTCGCCCAAGACTTCGCTACGCTACCAACTCTCGGAGCAACGTTCATCGAGGAAAATCCACCACTCGATCGCGTAATAGCGACACCCTCCGAGCCTCACTTCCT